CATGACCATAACGTACGGCGTGCAATGCAAACGCTCATCGATAACGGGGTTGATCCTGCAAGCCTTTAACGGTGCGCGGGATGCGGCATCAACCGCAACGGTAAGCGGGGCAGGGGTTTGCGCTGCAACTGGTGCAACTATTGGCGCATCGGCGGCCCTTAGTGGGTGCCAATGCGCCCATTTACCCCGTATCGCCATGGCGGAATCGTTAGGTATCGGCACCCATACACCCCTTAAAACCTTAACGGTGTCGTTAGGCTTCGCAAAATTGGGACTCCGGTGGGGGCGGGTACGGGGCCATATGCTGAGATACATACTTGGGGCGGTTTTATGGCGGAAGTGACTTCGCAAAAAGAGGGTTCGCAAAAAGGGACTCCGGTATTAACAGAGGCCCAGCAAGAAAAAGCGGAAGAACTGGCACAAGCGATTGAACTGGTAAAACAGCACAGACGCGAGAACCGCTTGTCGTTTTTCAAACCGTACCCGTGGCAAGCTGATTTCTACAAATCTGGTAAGGCGAACAAGCAGCGTCTTCTCATGGCTGCAAACCGTGTCGGCAAAACTGCGTCTATGGCTTTAGAGGTAGCATTTCATCTGACAGGCGAATATCCAGAATGGTGGGAAGGCGTAGAGTTCAAACGCCCTGTAAACCTTTGGAGCCTGGGAGTTTCTGGGGAGCAGTTACGCGATGTGTTGGTCAAAGAGCTTTTCGGTGCCTACCTTGGCGATGGAAAGTTTGACGGCTCTGGATTGATTCCGCAAAAGCTGGTGTACCAAGTGACCCCTGCTATGGGTACGCCAAGGCTCCCACGGGATGTGGCGGTGCGGCACGTTAGAGGTAACACCAGCACCGTCAGCTTCAAAAGTTACACGCAGGGGCAACACGTTTTGATGGGGTCGAGCCAAGACTTTATCTGGATCGATGAAGAACCCGTCGATCCTACCATCTACCCACAATGCTTAACCCGTACAGCCACTGGCAACGATGGCAAGGGTGGGTATGTTGTTATGACGTTTACGCCAGAGAATGGTGTGACCGAGTTGGTGGCCCAGTTTATGGACAACCGCGCTAAGGGGCAGCATCTGGCAAACGCCACTTGGGAAGATGCACCGCACTTAGATAAGGATACGAAGGAGCAGTTACTGGCTGCAATTCCAGAGTATCAACGGGATATGCGGAGTAAGGGCATACCTGTTTTGGGCGAAGGCATGGTGTTCCCGATAGCGGAAGAGGCTGTGAAGTGCGAACCGTTTGAGATACCGCCTCATTATAAAAAACTGGCTGCGATTGACTTTGGTATCACGCACCCGACCACTGTTGTTTGGACGGCCTACAACGCGGATACGGATACGATATACGTTTATGACGTTTATAAGAAGGCTGACGAAGTTCCAGCGATACATGCAGCGGTAATCAAGTCTAGGGGCAAAGATATCCCCGTCATCTACCCTCACGATGGCGACTCGACGGAGAAGGGCAGCGGCAAGACCTTGGCTGAAATGTATTTAGAAGCTGGAGTGCTGATGATCGGCAAATTCACCAATCCAGACGGCACAAACTACGTCGAACCCGCGCTTATGGAAATGTTAGAACGTTTTCGCACAGGCCGATTGAAGGTTTTCAATAACTTGTTACCTTGGTTTGAAGAATTTAGAAGGTATCACCGCAAAAAAGGCAAGATTCACAAAGAGTTTGATGACCTTATGGACGCGACACGCTATTCGGCAATAAGTGTGACTCGTTTTGGTCAAAATCGAGCAGAGCGTGAGAATGTCGGCACACGAACAGGAGCTTATACGAGCCATGATTACGACTATTGATGAAAACGAACTGCTGAGTACGCTTGAGCAGAATATTGACAGTGCAGACACCTACGCGAACAGCGAGGTTGGTGAGCAAAGGGATAAAGGTCATCGATACTACTACGGTGAACCTATGGGTAACGAGATCCGTGGTAGGAGCCAGCACGTTTCGATGGATGTGTTCGACGCAGTCGAAGGGGTTAAAGCGTTATTGCTTGAAACTTTCTCAAGCGACAAAAACATTTGTCGCTTTGAGGCTCAATCGCCCGAAGATGTAATGGGCGCACGCATGGCAACATCATGGGTCAATTATAATTTCTACAGACAAAATGACGGGATGAGAATTCTTTCGTCAGTTATCCACGATGCGCTTATTGCGAAAACGGGGATCGTGAAAAGGTACTACAAGGACGATTATCGTTACGAAACGATGGAGTTTGAGGGCATCAGTGAGGCTGAGTTTAATGTGATGATGTCCGACCCCTCTATGACACCGTTGGAAATTGTTGAGGAGATGGTTTCTACAATAGACCAGCAAACAGGTGTTGAGTACGCGGAGATGTCTATCTCAGGCACCGCTCACAAACGCATAGACACCAGTAAGGTGTGCGTTGAGACGGTAGAGCCAGAAGACTTCTTGATTAGCCCACGCGCCAAGGACATAGAGACAAGCGACTTTTGCAGCCACCGCATGGCTAGGACTCGCGGTGAGCTTCTAGCGGAAGGGTTTGAACAGTCTATTGTAGATCGTCTCGATGAAGAAGAAATGTTGAAGGAAGACGGCTCGTTAGGGCGGGACTCTGTAGACAGCTTCCGAAAAGACTCAACAGGGATAAACGACTCTAAGGACAGAGAGTACGTCACGCTGTACGAGTCCTACATTAAGAAGTACGACGAAGAGATCAACGCCTGTGTCTACTATAAGGTTATACACAGCCGACGAGTAATGTTAGACGTTGAGTTGGTCAGTGAGATGCCGTTCCGCAGCTTTTGCCCATTCCCGTTACCGCATCGCTTCTACGGCATGAGCCTTGCTGACGTTCTATGCGACTTGCAGAAAACGCAGTCATCGTTGAAGCGTGGGGTGGTCGATCATTTGTTCTTAACTACAACAAGCCGTTGGGTAGCCAACTTATCATTGGTTAAGAACCCAAGAGACTTGCTGGACAACCGCGTTGGCGCGGTGATTGACGTTAACTCGCCAAATCCTGAATCAGTGGTCAGACCTCTTCCAACTCCGCAGCTAAACGGAAACGTTTATACAGCTATAGAGAATTTTGAGAAAGAGAAGGAAGCGCGTTCTGGTTCAAGCCGCATGAGCAGGGGCATGGACTCAACTGCTGTCAGCAAGCAGAACTCAAGTGATCTGATTAACACGTTTATGAACGCAAGTAATCGGCGTGTGATGATTATGGCGCGTAACCTAGCTGAGAACTTCCTAAAACCTTTAATGCATGACTTGTACAGGCTTGCAGTTGAGTACGAAAAAGAAGAGAAGCTGTTACAGCTAGACGGGCAGTTTATTCCGGTAAATCCTGCGTTCCTTGGTGATCGAACTGAGATGACCGTTGCAGTTGCGCTAACGCCAGATGAGCAATCACAAGAAGCTCAGATGCTGTTGAGCTTGGACACCCAGTTCACATCAAACCCACAAGACCCAACCCTTGGCGGTTTGTATGGTCAGCAGCAGCGGCACGCGATGCTCAGTAGAGCGTTTGATCTTCTAAACATCAAAGACGCGGCTGCGTATCTGGCAGATCCAAACTCCCCAGAGTTTCAGCAGATGCAGCAACAGCAGCAGCAACAGCAACAGGAAGAGGCCCAGCGCCAAGAGCAGATGCAGATGGAGCAGGTTGAGTTTCAAGCCGAAATGTTGCAACGGCAGGTTAGCGTTCAAGAAGGCCAGTTAGAGCTAGACATCTTGAAAGAGCAAAACCGCAGCGTAATAGAACGCGACAAGCAGGAGCACCAAGAAGAGAACGAGGACTCTCGTTTACTCATGGATGCAGAAAAGATGAAGCATCAGATGAAAATGGACGAAGCCGAACTGATTCTTGAAAAAACGCAGAACCGCAACGTGAGTATCGGCTAATGAGTGACGTTTCACGATTTAACAGCTTTATTAAAAAGGCCGCAGACCAAAAGAAGTCTTCTCACAAGAACGTCAAGCAAGCCTTCAAAGAGTTTTCGGAGTACAGGGAGCAGCAGTCTGCTGCGACCCCTCCAGAAAAGAAACCTCGAAAGAGGAAACCTAAGCCAAAGCAACCCGTAAAGGACTTTAATGATGAGCGACCTAGAAACGATGGAACTGAACGAAATACAAGCGAAAGCAGATCAGGCTCAAAACCTGATGAACTCGCAAGTTTTTAACGAAGCGTTCCAGATGATGAACCAGGGGATAGTAGATCAGATATTACAAACGCCTCCTGAAGCACAAGAAGAGCGCGAAAGGCTCTATTCAATGTTTAAGTCGGGGCAGATGTTTGTGCAGCAATTTGCTCAATTAATCAACAACTTAGAGTTGCGTAAGCAACAAGATGGTGAGTAAAATGGCGGAAGTAGAAAACGAATTAGGAGAACAGACCCTAGAGGACTCTTCTGGTTCAAGCGAGATCGACAGATTAACCGCGCTCTTGGAATCCGAGTTGGAACAACCCGAAGGTGAGGAAGAATCCGGTCAAGAGGCTGACGAAGCCGAAACGGTAGACGCAGAGTTTGAAGAGGCACCAGAAGAAGAAGCCCCCGAAGAGGAGGAGGTCGATAACGACCCAACCGATGATTCTGACGAGGAAAAATCTGAAGAGATGAAGTTTGAGGTTGATGGCGAAAGCTTAACAGCCGAAGAACTGAAACTTGGTTACCTCAGACAAAGCGACTACACAAAGAAGACGCAATTGGTAGCCGAGCAGCGGAAGGCTTTTGAAGCCCAAACCGAGCAGACCGAAGCAACCATGAACGCCCTTCTATCTGCTGCTAACGCAGACATTTCACGCTTTCAAGGTGTGAATTGGGAAGCTGTAGCCGTAGAAAATCCTGATCAGTATAAGCAAGCTAAAGCTGCTTTTGAGCAAACTCAGTCCACCTACAACTACATACAGGCGCAGGCGACTCAGTTTCAGGAACAACAACAGCAACAGAGCGAGAAAGCCCACAAAGAAGCTGCGGCTGAAAGTCTGACTGTTTTGAAAACGAATATCCCCAACTGGAACAATGATCTGTACTACAAGATCGGGGATTTTGCTCAAAAAGATTTAGGTGTGACAGGTGAAGAGTTTAATCAAATCACCGACCACCGAGTCATAACAGCGTTGTGGAAAGCGATGCAATTTGATCAGGCAAAACAGGTTACGGCTAAAAAGAAAATTAAGCCGTCACCAACTAAAACTTTGTCAGGTGGCAAAGCGGATTCTAGCAAAGCGGTTCAGTCCGAAAGCTCTCGTAAAACGCGAGAACGATTAAGAAAGTCCGGTACGTTAGACGATGCGGCTGCTGCCCTTTTGAATAGGATTAAATAAAATGCCAACAGTATCAGGCACCCTCAAAACTTTTGATCAGGTCGGAAAGCGCGAAGACGTAGAAGACATCATTTACGATATCTCGCCAACAAACACACCAATGCTTTCTAGCATCGGCTCTTCAACTGCGTCAGCTACTCTGCACCAATGGCTTCAGGACGAATTGGCTGCTGTGGCGGCGAATGCAAAAGTCGAAGGTTCCGATGCGGGTACAGCCTCTACGATCACTCAGACCGTAAAGACTGCTAACACGCAAATCTTTGACAAGGTAGTTCAGGTTTCTGGCACCGCAGAAGCAGTAGGCACCTATGGTCGCACCAGCGATCTAGCATACGCTATCGCTAAAGCCGGTAAGGAAATCAAGCGCGACATCGAGCACAGCTTCGTAGGCGCTGGACAAGCTGGAACCGCCGGTAACGGCACAACTGCGCGTCAGTTAACTTCTGCTGCGAATCAGATCGCTTCTGCAACGACTAACACCGCTGGTTCGAATCGAGCACTCAGCGAAGCATTGCTGTTAGACGTTTTGCAAAAGTGTTATGAAGAAGGCGGTGAGCCTAATCAGGTTCAAGTAACGCCTTCGCACTCTG